AGGTTTTCAACTAGTTGATAAAAATCCTATTTTTTTTAGAATTTATTTTCAGACTTATGACAGATTTATGCCAAATCTCTCTAATATCATAATTATTATTAAAAATAATATACGTTTTATATTTAGTCTTTCATCATCATTATTGCTGCATTCAATATTTCATATTGCATTTGTGCTTGTTTTCTCTCACCTTCTGTTCCTCCACGTTTTGCCAATTCTTCCATTTTATTTAATTTACCAAATAACACTTTTTTAGAATTCTTCATATAATTATCTATTTTAGATTTATGTAGTTCATAAAATTTCATTTGTTTTGTTTGTTTTTTTGGTTTTGGCTCCTTTTTTTCCTTTATTGGTTTATTTGTTAACATTAATACTTTAGGGGGTTTTATTTTTTTATCTATTTTTTTCTCTGCAACTTTTGGACTTTCGCCTTTTGTTGGTGCTGGTGTAAATGGTTTAGGTTTAGGTTCCTCCTTTTTAGCCTCTGTTTTGCCACCGCTTAATAATCTCTCTAAGCCTGATTTGTTTAATCCACTAATTCCTTTTATACCTTTAGCTTTTAGGGCAATCTTTAATTCACATATTGTAGGCATTTGAGTTTGTTATATATATATAAAAATATTATTTTTTATATATATGCCTTCTGCTTCTAGACACCCAACCACATCCAAGGAATACCATCGTGAATATTACAAAAAGTATAAGGATATGATGTTGTATAGGCGCATACAAGCTAAAGAGTGTAAAGTGACAGAAGATGTTTTAGCTTGGAAAGCAAATATGCTTAACAACCCACACGCTTTCTTCCCTTTTTATCAACCACCCAAAACAGGAATCAAGTCTCCTGATATATCTTCGTGTTCTAAATAATAGTTATAGCCTTCTATTGTAGTCATAGCTATTTGAGTTTGCACTAAAATTAATAGTGATTCTAAATGAGCGCGTGTTGCTCTTGGGGGAACATCAACCTTAAAAAATTTACATACAGTTTTCAATTCTCTCACATTCAAATAACTATAATCCATTTTATAAAATAAGCATTATTATAGTTTTAGGATTCTAACTTATTAATATAATTTATAAAATTGAATATTATTAAATATTAAAAATATTTAAATATTATATTATATTAAATATAAATGACTGAACTAAACAAGTTCAAAGCACAAATTGCAAACAAAAGCAAAGTTACACAAGGAGTTTATATTTCTAATTACAAAAAGTTGAGAGAATTAGTTCAAGACGAGGATATTGCAACTGTAAGTCAGGCTCGTGTTATTGATGTTGTCCAAGATATTGATAATAGAAACTCACAACAATCATTAATAAATATTGCTTATTTAATTCGTAAGCAGGAAGGAATGGCTATTATGGAACTAGAAACATTTAGAAAAAAGAACCAAAGTATATTAAAAAACAAAATATATGAATCCAATAACAACCTTATTAATAAACTCCCTTCTTATGATACTCTTGTTAATTATGTTGATAGCTTGTTTGAAGCCAAAAAATATATTCAATATGTTATTAATTATTTATTGCTATATTGTCAAGTGCGGAATGCGGATTTAGATCTAAATTTCGTTCAGCTTAAGAAAGACGCTAGCGATACAACTAAAAATTACTTGTGGTATAGTGCACGAACCAAGACAGTTCATTATATTCGTAATGTTTATAAAACTGCTAAAATTGTAAAGCCTGATGGCTCTATTACTGGCTACGGGCAAAAGATTATTAAAATAATTGACCCTAACTTTATTGATGTTATGAGGATTTTAGTAAGGCAACAAAAGAAGGATAATAAGCCTATTACATTTTTGCCAGATGTTGACGGTCTTGCATATCACATTAAAAAACTAACATATGAAGGATTAGGTGAAAGTATGTATTTTAAAATCGTAGTTAATCATTTTCGCACAGACCCAAATATGTTAAAAAAAATTAGTTATAACAGAGGCACGGATATTAACACTATACTTGAAAGTTATGATATTGAAAGCGAACCCATAGATAAAGATTAATCAGCCCAACCGTGAATTTCACCATCTGGTGACCTTAGCATTTTATCCAATTTTTTTTCTTGGTCGCAATCATAACATAATTGATATTTTTTTTGATTTTCGGTGTATTTAGGTTTATTACATTCTACACATTTGTCATAAACTTTTTTAGGCCAAACTTTTTGAGGTAGTGGAACCATCTTTTTTCGCTTTTCTTCTTCAATTGCTTTTAACATTTCTTTTTGAATTTCTTCTTGCTTATATTTATTCTTACATTTTTGATTACAAAAATTAGGACGGTCATCTGCTCTTTTTGATACTATTTGGTTACAATATTTACACTCCTCTTTCCAAAATGTTTCCACATCATCGGCACCACTAAACAACTTACTAAAACAATCTTTTCCAACAATAAAACTAAGATTTTTTGTTTTATGAGTTACAATACCGTGCATTATTCCATCTGGTTCAAACTGACTACAACAACATCTTGTAATAATATGCCGTTGAATTCTTCCATTTGTTGTAAAATGCTCTTTTACATTTTTTGTGCCTGTTAAATCAATACCCAGAAAATGAGTAAAACATTCTCTCAAACATTTCTCTTTTACAACTTGACATTCGCCCGAACTATCTTCATTACGATAAACAGTATTATTTTTTATATGATAATGCACATCAAAATAGCTAGGGCTAAATTTTTCTTCAATCATTTTATATATATAACTATTTAACTTTATATTAATTCAATTTAATTAATTAATATAAAATTCAATTTAAATTATAATTTAAAGTTTATTAAATATATATACTTATATAATAAATGCCTAAAACTTTTACGTTGAGAGAATATCCTAATCCCCTATATATTAATGACATAGCCAATCATCCTGCAATTTGGAAAACACAAGTGCAATCATTAGAAGACTATTGTACTAGCTATGATGATGAACGTGGTTACATTAGCATAGAATATGTTAAAACTAATGAATATGGGCGCTATTTTGTTAAAGACCCTACATTAATGAGCTGTACTATTATGTGGAATAAAATAAGAGCAACGCTATTTGCAGAGGGTGATTACGATTTAGATATTGCGTGCTGTCATCAAAACGTTATGGTAACATTATTAAAAAATAATACTAATTATGACATTACTCATTTAGAGTATTATTGTGCTAATCGTGATCAAGTTATTGAGAGCATTACTATTGAAGATTGTGTTGTTGAAGATTATAACAATTACAATCAAGACAATAAAACCAAGAAAGATATAGTAAAATCACTTTTTACGATTATACTATATGGTGGGACGATTGATACGTGGAGAGCAGAATATGGAATAAGCCCTGATGATTATAAATTAACACAATTTGTGAAAGACTATATTGATGAAATCCAAATGAATACTAATATTATTATTAATGATAAGCGATTTAAGAATATTGTTGAAAGTGTTAAATCTCTCAAAATAAAAGAAGCAAAAGCTAAATATAAGAAAAAGTTTAATGATGAAAAGTTTAAACTGTGTAATGGTGCAGTCTTAAGTGTTATACTGCAAGAATACGAAACACTCATTATTGAGAAAGCTATGGATTTTGTTAAAACACAAAATTGCTTTGTGACTAGTTATAATTATGATGGCTTCCAAATTAGGAAAGTGTCCAATATTGATGAAGTTGTTGCATCATTAAATAATTATATTGCAAGCATTACTATTGGTAAATTTGTATTTGAAAATATCAAATTTATTGTGAAACCATTTAGGGATGGTTTAGATGTTAAAGTTGTTGTGTTAGATAGTGTTAATTATGACATAAAAGAAATGATTAAAACAACAAATTATAAATTACAAAAAGCATACTTTGAGAGATTCCATGCTAAAATAGAAAATCCATTTTGCTATGTTAGAGATGATGAAAATGGAGTATTATTTATTAAACCAAAAGATTTAGATACTCTATATAAGAATGTTATCACAAAAGCATCAAACAAGGAAGATACAAAAACTCAAGCAGCTAAATTTTGGGGATTTACTAGTGGTTGGGTAAATGATGAGAATATGAAAACTTATTACTCATATAACTATTATCCTAATCCTAATGTATGTCCTGCTAATTGTAAAAATTTATGGAAACCATTTCCTATATTAAAAACACCATTAGATGAATCTGCTGATACAAGCAAAATATATGCTTTTATTAAAACATTATTAGGTGATTGTGCTGAATATGTTTTAAATTGGTTGGCTCATGTAGTACAGAAACCAGAGCGAAAGACTGAAGTTTGCATATTATTATATGGAAGTCAAGGTTGTGGTAAATCTACTATTGGTGAATACTTATTGCGAAAGATTATTGGATTAGATAAAATGATTATTACAAGCAAAGCAGATAAAATGTTTGGACGATTTGTTAATTCTCAAGGTAAGCTATTGGCGGTATTAAATGAATGTTCTGGAAAAGACACATTTAATATTTGTGATATTTTAAAAGATGCAATAACTATGACAACCACAGAACAAGAAAAGAAAGGTGTTGATGCAGTAGCTGTTACTGATTATACTAATTTTATATTTACGACTAATAATATTAATAGTGTTAAAATTGAAGAAGGCGATAGGCGGTTTATGCCTATTGAAATTAATAGTGTATTAAAAGGTAATGTTGCTTATTTTGAAGAGTTATATGCTGATTTAGATAATGAAACAATTATGAGAAAGTTTTATGAAGAACTAATGGAAAGAAAGTTAGATGAGTTTAATCCATCAAGAGATAGACCTATGACTGAACTGCGGTTAGATATGTTAGCTATGAATAACAACTGTATTAAACAATTTATTACTTATTGGAAAGAAAAGGTTGCTTCATCAAATAATGATGATAATAATTTTATGAATAAAAAGATGAAAGCAAATGCATTATATGATTGCTTTAATCATTTTTGGATTGTTGAAGGTAAGAAGGCTGAGAATAAACCTACTTACACTAAATTTGGTATTGAGTTAAAACAGTTTAAAGAAGATGTTGTTTTTAAGAAAACAGAAGAAGGTAATATATATAAGTTAGTTAGCGTTTGAAATATATAAAATGGAGGGGATGGAGGGTATGGAGGGTTTTTTTTAACTCTGTATATATACTATTATACATATTTATTTTTTTTTACATCCGTTTTCACTTTTTCATTTTTAACCCTCCATACCCTCCATCCCTCCATTTTATATTTTATAAAAAAAAAAATATATAAATTTTTTATAAAATATATAAGAGAAGAAGGACGCTCACTAACTGGTATATCCAGGACCTTTTATAACACCAAAAAAATAAAATAACAATACACTATATAATGAAGCTTTTATCCATCAAACCCAGCGACCGCCCTAATAAGAAGTATGTTGCAACTTTTTGCATGTGCAAAGGAGAAACTAAATGCTGTGATACTGACAGGAAGAAGGTGCACTTTGGCTCACGTGGGTCAAGCACTTATTTAGACCATAAAGACGAAGCAAAACGAAAAGCATATTTAGCAAGGCATCGAGTGAACGAAAACTTTAATGACCCATTAACACCAGGTGCATTATCGTCACATTTATTATGGGGGGCAACAACTAGTTTGCGGGAGAATATTGCACTATTTAAGAAGCGTTTCAATTTATAGACAAATTATACAAAATTATAGAAATATTAGTTTGTATAATTCAAATTTTTTTCTATACTTATTATAAATGACCAAAAAGGAGAAGACCGATGAAGTTATCGAGCTAAAAATTGAGAAGCCAGTTAAGAAAGTGCAGACGCCAGAGCGTCTCGAACAATTAGCCCGTGCAAGAAAGAAAGCCCTTGAAATCCGCCAAGCCGGAGCAGCTTTAAAAGAAGAGCAAAAACAAATGGCGGATGCAGCACTCCAAGAAAAACTAGAGCGTGAGCGTCAGCTAAACGAAGCAGTTAAAGCATCTTTAATTCCAAATGCTATTGACCATAGTTTATTACCAGTTCCACGCTATACTAATACTGTTGTTCCTAATTTAGAACGCCATTATGCACAGCACGAAGAAGAGGATGAAGAAGAGCAACCTGTTATAATTAAAAAGAAGACCAAAAAACCACCTAAAGCAAGAATAGTAGTAGAACAGTCAAGCGATGACGAGGATGAATTCTCTAGCAACGAACATATAATCTTTGTCAAACGCAAATCTAAAAATGATAGTATTAAAAAAGTCGCAGCAACAACCCCAGTTCCTCCAAATAGTCCCGAGTGGGGAAGCGCCCCACACGCGCAACAACCACCACCAACACCAGCATATCATAAACCCCAACCTGACTTTACCAACTTTGTTGATATGATGGCAAATAATGGCGGTTTTGTAAACAGAAGAAAATATTATTAGTGGGAAGCGTCCCACACGCGCTTATTAAGTTGTTTTGTATTACTTTTTTTAAAAGTAATATATATATAATGCTATCTACGCAAAGTGTGAAGGGTTTACAAATCATTCCTCCAAAACAAACAAGCGGAGCTTACGAAACATCTCCTGATATGCCAAAAATGCACTGTGTAACTGTTATTGTAGGAAAGCGTGCTGCAGGCAAGTCAGTTGCAGCAATCAATTTAATTGAGAAAATGAATTATGATTACACAATTGCAGTTAGTCCAACTATGGATTCAAATAAAGAAATAATGAGTAGATTAAACATAGAACATACTTTTGATGATCCTGACGATTTAACCTGTATAGATAAAATAAAGGAAATTGTAAATGAAGAAGCACGAGACCTCGAGAGATACAAATATGAAATGAAAGAATATAATAAATTAATGAAAGACATAAGGGAAGGACAAAGAGTAGGTGACGAGTTAATGTTAAAGTTTTTTGATAACGATTTTGTAAAACCAAAACATAGATGGAATGGAAGGAAGCCTCGCATAGCTGTAATTTTTGATGATATGCTTGGAAGTCTTATATATAGCAGACCTCGCAAAATAAATGCATTATCAACATATAGTCGCCATTTAGGTCAGTTAGAAGAAGGAGGGTCAATTGGTGTTTCTCTCTTTTTTCTTATTCAAAGTTTCAAATGTCAAACTGGAGGGTTGAACAGAGTTATTCGTAACCAGTGTACACAACTAATAGTATTTAAAACCAAAGATAATAAAGAGCTAGACGATATTGCTGATAGCTGTGGTGGAGAGATTTCAAAAGACAAATTTATACAAGTTTATGATTATGCAATTGAAACAGGTGGTGACCACCCATTTCTCTTCATAGACTTACACAAAAAAGATAATCATCCTTCTATGTTCCGGGTGTGCTTTGATAAATTCATAATTCTTGATAATTTAGATTAAATTTAATTTTTGTTATATTTTTAAAAGTATATATATATATATAAATGTTGCGAACCTCGAAAAGCGATATAGCTATGTCAAAAAAGCATCCTGAACTAAATATCCCAGCAATTAATGTAGCGCATTCGTTAAGTGGTATTATGTTAGATAAAACTATATTTCATGGAGTGAAACCATTACGAGGACAATCACATATTAGAACATTTGGACCTGCAAGACACGATGTAAATAATATGAGAACATTAGTGCCTGTTAGTTATGGAGATGCGATGGATACATACAGGTCGCAAACAAATGCTAAAAGTAAATTACAACCACTTCGAAATAAAAAATTACCAAATGTAAGTGATAGAATAGAGAGATTGTTAACTCAAATGAGTGATGGGGACGAAGCAACATTTAATAATTTAGTAGATTTATTACAAATAAGAACTGGATTAAGCAAACAAAGGTATCACGCGGATGATGCGGATATATTAGAAGCGCTAAACAAACATTATCGTCGCACTCCTGACCAGCTACAATTAATAGAATCTATGTATCAAACTAGTTAAAATATAAAAATGATTTAGGTTTAATTTTGTAATACTTTTTATAAAAGTATTATATAAAATGTTTATGGACGTTTCTGGAATTCCGCGCTATCAAGCCCCGAACCCTTACAATTATACTGATGACCAGCTCGCGGACAAAGCATTAGCTATGGCAAAAATGAAAATTATTTATCCAACAGTAGACCCATACTATGCAGAGATGGTTTATGATATGTGTGTGAATACAAAAAAGGAAGAATTAGAAGAAATCAAAAAACGTGTTGAAAAAAATCCATTTAAATATGATTATAGCAATTTACAAGCAGAATTAGATAAAGTCAAAGAACGGTGGGACAAAGAAGATGAATTAATCTCTCATAATTGTGAAACTGAAAATGAATAAATTTAAATATTATATATAATATCTTAACTATTATATATAAATGGCTTCAGCCCCACGCTTTGACGCACAAGAAACAGTAAATGCATTTAATTTGTATATTGATAGTGAGCGCCCAAATATAGTTGGTGATAAACAAAGTCGTGGTGATAACGTGCATTATAATTTTGAAGGTCAAACTGTAGAATGCCGTGATGGTGAAGTAATGAAAATAAGTTTAGTAGATTTTTATATGCCTAATAATTTTTATAATGTTGAATTAAAAAACTCGTTCGCTCGTCTTGATTTGTCGGGAACTGCAACTGGAATAGTAACCAAAGACCCACATAGTTACACAATTATTGAACGAGGCAATTATTATGATGTTCAAGAAGTAGCAACCAATTTTGCTTATACTGTAGGAAATATTATTAAAGCATTAGACCTATCGGCAGGAAATGTTCATAAAATCACAAACAATAGTTTAGTAACACAAACAACTGCACTTATAGACACAAGCGGAAGCACACACGGAGTATATCCATTAGTTACACCCCCAGGAGTATCAACACCATTACAAACAGGGCGCCCAGATAAAAAACTATTAGATGTAACAATTGAATTTGAAAAAGTACACTTGTTGACCGAATTACATATTAGTTGTTTGACTACGACAGGTGAAAGTTATTTACTTTTAGGTGGAGAACGGAATGATGATTCTACAAGTAGTGGTTTAAAACATAATTCTTTTTTAATTGATTTAGCACCAACAGTCCCAAGCGGTACTACAGCAGCGAAATCGGTGCGAATTAGGGGATATTATCCTATGCAGTTAATTAGTGAACCACACGTTTATTTACGCACAACACTAGGACAAAATGGTTTAGAAAGTGCTATATTAGCACGAGATGATTCTAATTATAATAGTGAAATAATTGGTAGTGATATATTAGCAAAAATCCCACGTAATTTAGAAAGTTTCACTTATGAAGCAAATGGCAATACTGAAGATTTTTTTATTTATTATCAACAGCGAAAATTAAATCAAATAAGACTTTATTTAACAGATAGCAAAGGTCGTCCAATTGGTCGTCCAGGTGTAGCAGATACACTAACAGTTTTTGGAAGTGGAACAGCAGCAGGTTTAGAATCAACACCCCCATCTATTCCTCCACTTTCAACTGATAGAACAACATTTGTTAAAACTACACAAAATACACAAGGAAATATGTATTTTACATCAACACTAAAAATACAAATAATTAAAAAATCATCACCACAATTATTAGAAACGCCGATGATTCCACTTCCACCGTTTCCATCAAAAGCAAGTGGTGTAATTTCTTTTGGCGATAAATACGGTAAAATTTAAAAATTAAAATTTAAAAATTCAAATCAATTTTAAATTAAAATATAAAATTTTTTTATATAGTCCTATTATATAAAAAAGAATGTCCAGTGGATTGCCCCCCAACTTAACGTATTTTATGCAGCGTCTCCAGGGAGTTAGCACCTCCCATTTTAAGGTATATCCGCAAAACACAGGTTCGCAAACTGCTAACAAAATTATTCGCTTTGAATTACCGTCAAATAGTTTAATGAATCTAAAGTCAACACGTATCCTCTTCAACGCAAAAGCAGAAACAAATTCTGGTCAGGCGGCGCGTCTTCCTAATGACACTCGTTCGTTTATTGACCGTATGGCAATTTATATGGGTGGTGTGTTAGTGCAAAATTCCTTTTCTAACTACAACGTTTTAGTTCACGCTCAAAAAGCGTTAGGTGCTGACCGTTGCAGCGATACTACACTAACTCATCAAGAAATAGTCCGTCTAACGTCATACCATAATGGTGCTACATTAAGTGATAAAGAAGAATACACCACCCCAGATGTCCAGCTTGCTATTACTGACTTCCTTGGCTTCTTAGGAAGTGCCGAGCCTGGAATTATTGATACTGGTCTCTTCCCTCAAATTACCGTAGAAATCACACTTGCTGATAATGTTATTTGCCCATCTATTGTTGCTGCAAACGACACCGTTTTAGCAACTACAAGCAAAACTGGTGGCATCTGTGAAACAAGCTCTGTTGGTGCTAGTTACACACTTGATAATATGACTATGCAGATTGAGGTTTTAGGTATGGCGTCGTCTATGCTTGATGAAGTTGTTGCCCAGCGTATTTCGCAGGTTGGTTATTTAAGCATTCCATTTAAAAATTACTTTTCTTTCTCATCCACTCACAACGTCACCTCGCGCTTCAACATCAATTCGGCGTCGTGGTCTAAATTGTGGGTTTGCTGGCGTGACCCTGCTAGCTCTTCGGCTGCTGCGCCCCAAGTAATTGCTGGACATAAAATCGCTGGTGCTTTTGTGTCTCCTGCGACAGGAACAGTTCCATTACGTGCTGCTAACGGAACCGGTGCGGCACAAGCGGCAGATATTGCTATTACCCAAGATATGGGCAAACCCCAATATGATTTAGGTGGCACATACAACACCAACAGCGAACGCTATACTGCTCGTTTCTTCAATTTTGAAGAAGTAAATGCATCACCAAGTGGAACTCCAACCACATTCCAGTTACAGATTAACTCGGCGAACTACCCAGCATACAAATTAACTATTCCAGAAGTCTTTACACTAACATTAAACTCTATTGATATTTACGACAAAACTCGTATGATGTCGTTAGACCAATACCGTAAGAACTTTTTTGTGCAGTGCTATCGCTTTGACCTTCCTGAATCTTCATATTCACGGGTTGCTTCGGGTCTTGATACTCGCGCCAGCTCGGCACAGTGTGCTCTAGTCACAGAAGGCATCACCGCCAACACTCCTTGCTTTATGTTCTGCGAATGTGATAGTGAGCTTAGAGTAGCCAACAGGGCTATTGAGCTAATTAATTAATCGAGTTTATCGCTTAATTCTTAAAAAAATTGATTATTAGACTAATCTCTCAACTTTAAAATTATAAATCTAATTTTTTTATAAAAGATTATATATATAAATGAATTATGCAAATTTGGGCGCTGCCTTTGGTTCAAGTGAATCAAACTTTAGTGATATAACAACTCGTCAAGCAACAAACGAATTAAATTTAAAAAACAATAATGTGCGTGACCCAATTGAAGGATTAAATGATTTAATAGGAAAACTGCCGAGAGATTTAAATGACACAGTATCAGCACGTAATAGTGCAAAACAAGCACTTAATTTAGATTTTGACCCAAGTCATCGTTTCTCTCGTCCCGAAGCATCTAAAACAGCAGGGATGTATCCTCAACAAGGTTATGCTCGTAATCAGCCTATGGGTCTTGCGTTTGACCCACAGCATCCATTAAACCAAAAGATTATGCCTATTGCTGGTTATTATGATACAAATAGAAATAATATATTTGGAAATTTATTATAAAAGTATTATATATATGTCGTTATTAAATTATCAATTAAGGGTGAAAAGATATCAAAAAGAATTAGGATTAGATTCTAGAACATTTAATGCATTAGATGTTAAGCATAATGATATTAATTTATTAAAACAATTACAGTTATTAAACCCAGCAACAGCACCAGCATCAGCATCACCTGCTAATACAGGATTTTATGGAGAATTAGATATAACTAATGAAACAGCAGGAGGAAGTTTACCCAAAAATATATACGCACGATTATATTATAATGGAAGTCCATTAACTAATGAAATAACAATTGCTGGCGGTACTACGGGGAATTTACAAGTAAATATAAATTCACGATTACCAAATCCAAGTTCAACACTAGTATTACAAATAAGATTTGACGCAGGTTTACAAGGCATAAATCTTGATGGGTTTTTAGGATTTACACCAGGAGACTTTACAAACAATCCATTAACCGAAAATAATTATTTAGATATGGTAGTTGATAGTGACCAAATAGATGGTGGTAATTTAAGTATATCTTTTATATTAACAACACCTGATTAAATCTCTCTATTGCATTTTATAAAAAGTTTAATTTTTTATAAAAGCTTATATATATAAATGCCTAATGACCCTAGACATAAGTTTAAGAAACAAGTATATGATATGAGTCGTAATGTTATGTATTATGCGTCGGGCGGAGGCGGTGGACAATTTGGAGGAGGTGGAAGCGGTGGACCACCAGGACCAGACCCCAAAAAAGGTCCAACAGAAACAATTTTCACTCCTAATAAAAAACCAGTAATACCCAACGACCCAGTATATCCAATAAGACCATTTCCAACACCTTTTGACCCGCGACCATATCGTCCACCAGGAATAGCAGAGCGAACACTAGAAAGTGCACGATTAAGATATTTAGCAGAAATGGATGCACGAAACAGAGCACGAATAGTTCCTATGCCAAAAGATGATATTTTTGATGATATATTAGTAGATGACCCAACACCAGATGTTAAACCAGGTCGTGTAAATGTGCGTGATATATTTGGTGAAGCAACTCCATTTACAGAAGCAGCAGCAGGAGGACGAGGAAAAGCACCACCAAGAGTTGTAATAAAACCAATAGACCTTACAAATCCACCAGTCCAAAAATTACCCAAAAAATTAATTGACCCAAAAGCAATTGACCCTAATGCTGTAGGAACACCACGAGAACAAATAGAGTATTTAAATAAACAAAAACAAATAGCAGAAGGAAAAGCAACAATAGCAAATTCAGTAGATAAAGTAAATCCATTAGAAGCAAGAATAGCTGCTAGAATGTATGAAATGAAAATGGCTGGAGCAACTCAAGAACAAATGGATGCTGTGGCAAAACAAATAAGAGCTAAAAGAATAGACTATTTAGAAGTATTAAATAAACCTGAATCAGCATCAACATCAGCATCATCATCGGCACAATCAACGCCAGAACGAAGTGAAATAGAAGATGAGATTTATATGATTAATCAGGAACTAAAAAATCCAACATTAACACGTGAAGATGTTGCTGGATATAATGAGACGAAGGCTAAGCTTGAAAATCGATTGAAAATGTTAGCAGATGAAAAAGCAGCAAACACATTAAAAGAAGCAGCAGCAAAAGCAGCAAACACATTAAAAGAAGCAGCAGCAAAACTTGAATTACAAAAAACAAATGAATTAGAAGCAGCAGCCAAAAGGTTAAAAATAACAAAAGAAGATTTAGTCAAAGGTGCTGAACTTGAAGGTTCATTAAACGAACAAAGAGAAATGGCAAAATTTATTAATGAAGAACTTGCAAAACCAAAATCAGCACAAGAAGTTCAAATATTAAAACAACAAAAACTTGATGTTGATAAAAATATAATAAAAATAAAACGAGAATTAGACGACCATCAACGTAAGGTTAATGATAAGATTAAAAAAATGGAAAATGTTGCTCAAAAAGAAATAGCCAAAGCACCACCAGAAATAAAAGCAGAGGCTAGAACACTTGCCGAAAGAGTATTTGGTAAAAAAGCAGTTGTTGAAACACCTAAAATATCAAGAGAATTAGTGCCTAAACCAAAACCTGCACCAGCACCAAGCGCTGCGACTACACCAGCACCCAAACAATATGATGCTGGTGATTATGCTCTCAATCAAAAACAACAAGATTATATAAAAGCACTTAAAAATAATGATAGAAAAATATATGATATTGAAGGAGAAATAGACGATTTATTAGATAATATAAATGATGCTAATAGAGCACGAACAAATGATAAAATAGCACAATTAAGAGAAAGAATTAAAGCAGCAGAACTTAATAGACTAAATTTAACAAAAGGAAAAATGATGGAAGACTCTTTACAAGCAATAAAAATAAATGAAAAAATTATAGCAGAAACTACTGGTAAAACAGACCCTCAATCTCTAAGAGATTTTAATGAAGCACAAAAAAACATTAGAAATGCAAATGAAAGTATAAGAAAATTACAAGAAGCAGCAGGAAGTGGAGGACGAACTCCTATAGAAGCAACCGATGAAGGAGCAGGAGCTGGAATAGGTGCTGGACGAGAAGCACTAGGTATGACTGATGAAGAGTTTGCTAATACATTAGAACAAGCACGAATACAATCTCAAAGAGAAATACCATTTCCATTAGACCCAAAAAATAGTGAAGCCCTTGCACGCACAAGACAAATGTACGAATATATGCAAGAAACAGATGAAGGTGCTGGAATTGGAAGAGCAAGAGAAGGAAGTTTAACAACCCAAACATTAGAAGATTCATTAGCATTAGACGCCCAAGTTAGGGCGATGCAAGACCGTCAAGCAGCCTCACGAAATGCTCCAAGAGATGTAGCACCAGATTCAGCAGTAAAAGCAGTTAGTACACCTGATTATTTACAAGTAGGAGAATCAAAATTAGATTTTGCGAAAATGTTTGAAAGAACAGAAAATTTATTAAAACAACTTAAAGAACATAAAGCAACATTAACAGCACCAGAAGAAAAAGTAAATAGATTAGAACAAACTCTTGAAAGAGCATTACGAGAATTAGGAAATGAAAATCCTGATGCTTATAATAAAGCATTTGCTCCTGTTGATTTAGCAGAAGAAATAGAACAAACAAAAAGTTTAATAAAAACTAATGATGAACAAATTGCTAATGCTAAAACACCAAGAGAAGTAGCAAGATTAAAAAAACTTAAAGATACATTAGAACGGTCATTAAGAGATTTGAAACGCGGTAAAACAGAATTGTATGATACAAAAATAGGTGAATTAAGTATTAAAGAATATGGTAATGAAATACCAACAAGCAGTAAAATAGCAGAGCGATTACAAAGAGTAAGAATAGCAGATGAAAGTCTCGGTTCATATTTAGATTTACCAACGCAAAGACAAGCATCATCAAGACCATCACAAGCATCATCATCAAGACCAGCAGGACCAGGACCGCCAACAGAAAGTCCAGGAGCATCTCCAACTCCATCACCTCCAGAATTAAATAGAGAAGTAGAAATGGAAAGTTATTCACAACGACGAGCATTAATGGATACTTTAACACGCGCAAATTATAATAGAGTGGATATATTAGATACAATAGATGAATTAGGAGGAACTGAAGCACGAGGAGGACGAGTTCCAATAGACGAACCAATAGAACTAGGAGATTTAGGAGGAGCACCATCACGAGGAGGACGAGTTCCAACAACAGACATTTCTCCACCATCAAGCGGAACATCAAGTAGCAATTCAAGTGGAGCAGCAACACCAATAGAAGGAGAAGGACGAGGGTCATATAAACCTTTAAATCCTTTAGATATGGAAACAGTTCCATTAGATAATACTGGTCTTCGTGCTAGACCAGGAAAAGGAAAAGCACCAGTAAAAGCACCAGTAAAAGCACCACAAGCAAAATTAAAATTGCCAAGTGGAAGACAAATTCAAGATGCTGTAAATATTAATGTAAGCAGTAAATTTACTAATCTAAATGCTGGTGCTGCTAAATTTGGAAGCACATTACGAGGATTAGGTTCTCGTGTTCCAGTATTAAAACCACCAAGTATAAATACTATTAGAGCAATAGCAGGACATCCAGTAACAATAACAGCAACATCAATTGGTATTGGTATTGGTGTAAGTTATTTAATGGCTGAATACTTTAAAGCACATCCAGCAACAAATAAATTTGATATGTATGCTCAACAATTTGCGGTTGGAACTTTGGGAGGTGCAGCAGGAACATTTTTTGCTCACGTTGTTACACTTGCTGGACGAATGGGTACTGAAATATTTAGTGGTGCTGGTGCTTTAGCAGTTGGTGGAGCATTAGCAGGTTCATTAGGAGAAGCAGCATTAGTAACAGCAGCAGCAATGGTAACTGAGTATACAGTTGAAAAAGCGATGAGAAAATATAATTTTAGTCACTCGGTTTCAAATGCTGTAGCAGCAGGAGTATCAGGAACAGGAATGACAATATATGGAGCAATACGAGGTGGTATTCCGGGAGCAATAATAATGATGGTATTTTCATTAGTAAATATTGGACTATCAGTACAATCAGGAATAGAGCAAGATAGACAAGAATTATTAGACGCAATAGCAAATGCTGATACGGCAGATGCTGTAAATGGCGCACGAAGACAACTATTACAGCTTATGACCCTAACTGATAATAATGATTATGATGCTGCGTTCGCCCAATTAAGTGCTAAAAATAAAAAAGCATTAAATGACCGCCCAGCAGAAGAAAACGAACTATTTAAAAACACACTAAAATATGAGTTAGACCCATTATTAAAATCACGAGGCCCAAATCCATATTTAACACCTGATGCTCCTCCTCATTTATTAGAAGTCAATTATGAAAATGTAACAAATGCAATAGTAGATGCCGGAGATACAATTGGAACAGGATTTGTTGATTTAATAACAGCACCAATAGATGCAGCAATTGACCGTGAAGGAACTATGAAACGAGAAGAAAAATTAAAAAATGATGCATATAATGAATATGTAGAATGGTATGTAAATTGTAAATTTGACCCTTATTACGCTAGAGACCATCCAAGACCATCAGGAGAAGGGGTTGAGTTATTAGACAAAGACACATTATACTCTTGGCGAAGTGGTGCTGAAATGAGTGGTGAATTAGCATATAGACAATCTTACGTCCACGCAACAGCTGTGAGTGGCGCAAAAGAAAAAGTAGTTAATCAATGGATTAATGACAAAAAAACAATAGGAGAAATTGAAGACAGGGATTTAGTAGACCTTGCTAATTTAGATAAAGATTTTGCCGAAAATTATGAGAAATATATAGTAACTGATGCTGCCGTTCAATTAACATATCAATTTAATCAATTTGGAACAAGATACGAAGATGCTGACCCACGATTATTAGCAGTTGCTAAAAGAAACCCAGACGCACTTCCAGCATTAGACTATTATTATCAAGTAATGACAACATTATCAAAAGATACAGGTTTAAGTATTGCTGAATTAGCCAGATTAAATGCTTTACCAATAGACGAACAAAATAAGGAATTGGGTAAAATAAATAGGGTTCGTGAAACTATCTTGCGTGGTGGATTGTTAAAAGACAAAGCAACCGTAGATGAATTTAATGCTGCGCTAATAAGAGAAATGAGTAGTTATGGGGACAACTTTGAGTTAATTATGCAAAACATAAATGACCACGAGATGCTTATGGGCGGCAGTTATTTATATGCTATGAATAAGAGTGATTTATATAGGCAATTACATATAGAAGCACCTGTGTTAGTAATAGATAATCCGTATGCGGCATTTACAGAAATGGATTATAACAAAAATAGAACTCCTACTGATACGCTTGTTTATGGTTATAGATATAATTTAGTAGATGAGCAAAATCAAGAGTTAGAAGATTACATACAAGCATTAAATAAGACTAAAAATGGAGGTGCTACTTTAACAGATGTAACAGAACGAGCACAATTTATTTTTGATAGAGATAAAGATAGATATTTTAAAGGTGATAGTGAGGTTGCCAAAGATTTAAATATGACACTAGAAGAATACTATGCTGAATATGGTTATAACAAGCGACCACATCCAGATATAGCAGTTAGAGATTACACAGACACACCTGTTGCTGAACCTGACCCACCAGAAGTAATAGCGGCGGAATTAGAGCGTCAAAGACAATATGATGCATCACTTGCAGAGCGTGAAAGACAAAAATTATTACAAAAAGAAGCAGACAAGAAATTAATTGTTAATGGAGTAGAAATAGATATAACAACACCACCAGAAGAAACTAAACCACCGGATTATGATAAAGGTGAAACAGACGAACAAAAAGCAGACCGCCAAAAAGCAATAGATGCAGACAAAGCAGATAATCGAACACTTGCTGAACGACAAAATGACCCAAATGATAGATATTATATTCCACCACAAATTCCCGCAAGTCAAAGAGCAATTATTACTCAACAGCAACAATTACAATATGATAAAGAGCGTGGTCAAACACAAGAAGAAAAACCCAAAAACAATTTCCAAGTAATAAATGGACAAGTAGTAAATGTTGGACCAAACACACGAGTTATAAATGGTAAGGTTTATGATGAGGCACCTATTGTGGAGGATACACCACAACAAGTATTTGCTCCAACACAACCAACAACAACACCAGCACCACCAAAAGACACACGAACACTTGCAGAGCGACAAAATGACCCAAATGATAGATTTTACATTCCTCCACAATTAGCAAGTTCAAGAGCGTTAATTACTCAACAACAACAATTACAATATGATGCAGAAATGAGAGGACCTACAACAACAGAAAGACCAAGTTCGAGCATTAAAACAGAAATGACCGCACGACCAACAGCACCAGAAGGTTATGTAAGACCTCCTGATAGTGATGCTCCAACAGCGCCAACAACGCCAAGTACTTAAATCTCTCAATTTTAAAATATAAACTTATATAAAATGAGTGAATTGGATGATCCAGTCTTTGTTCAATATATGCAAAGCGATGATATAGCTATGGCTGAAGCAAGTGCTGTTGCTTATCAGCACGAATTAAATTTAAATGCTAATGCTGAAACAGCAAATGATGAAACACAAAAGTTATTAAATGAGAGATTTACTGAACCACATTTTATAGTTCCAGAGTTTAGTAATGAACACGCTATAACAATTGAAAGACCAAACAAAGAGTATATAATGGCTGTACGAGGCACACGACCAACAAATATAAGTGATTTAGCAGCGGATGCACAAATATTATTAAATGATAGAAATAATAATAGAGTAAATAGCGTAGAAAAATTATACAAGAGTTTTCGTGATGAAAATCCTGATGCTAAATTAACAATTACGGGACACAGTTTAGGTGCGTATGTAGGACATATAATAGCTAATAAATATAATGAACCATTTGTAGGGTTTAATTTACCAGCCAGTCCTTTAGGAATATTAAGTGATAATTTAGATTATAATACTACAGCAGAACACAAAATTTATCTCACAAAAAACTTAGATGTAATAAGTAGTCTTAATAAATATACTAAGTTTACAGATAAAATAATAACATTACCTCAAAAGAAAGAAACATTACCAGATTGGTTTGGAAGTCACGATATTAGAAATTATTTACCTACTAAAAAAGAGAGATTGAAACCGCGAATGTTAAAAACAAAAAGGGGGCGCAACACATACTATTTTACACCAAATGTTGAGGATGTTAGAGTTAGCGCTAAAAGTAGTGCTGCTATTTATGATAACTGTGCTGATAACCCAAATTTGGAGAGATGTGCAAAAAAAATAAATAAAAAGTTAATATATAAATGACAAGTTGGACCGATGATATTGATGGGGTCCTGAATAATATACGAATTAATTGTGTTATATTAAACAAGCTTCATAAGCAACGCTATTTTGAGCTAAAGTCAACTCTTAAGTATTACAGATTGCCAGTCATTATCTTAAATGGTGCAAACTCTATTATAGCGGTTGGTTTACAACCTTACGCTACACAAGGAGCAATTAGTTTATCAACATCGTTAATAGCCTTAACTTGTGGAATCATAGGTTCTATTGAGTTATACTTTGGAATACAAAAAAGATTAGAAAATGATATGATAAGCCAGAGAGATTATTACCTTCTTTCAGTTGATATATTTAAAACTTTATCATTAAATAGAGAGAATCGTCCAATCCCAGCAAAAGACTTCCTTGAAAAGTCTTATAATACATATACTAAACTAATTGAGAGTTCATCCACACTTTGCAGGGTTAAGGGCGACAAGTTAATTCCAATAGAATTAAATATAAATACTGAGGATATAGTATTGACACCATTACCAAATGGAAGGGTTGATTTGTCTACTGCAGAACTGGAGTAAATATTTTGTTACCCATTAAAAAAATTGAATAGCTTTTTTAAAAATAGTTGAGAGATTGTGAACTAACAAATAATGATTTATTCGAACATCCCACTTAAGTTTCAGTATATTCCTGGAGATATTAATAACGAGTATTTTCGTATTATATTTTCTGTGTATTTAGTGAGTTGGTTAACGTGTGTGAAGGAAGATTGGTTAGAATCGATGGACGACGAAGATGTCCTTGATGGTGAAAGATTAAAATTAGCAGAAGGAGCTAAACAGTTGCATAATTTTCTAGAAGAATATGAGTCGTTTATATTAATAACACGAGAGAAAATATGGGGACTTGAGAAAATGCAATATGTCAAATCTAATGTCAATATTGATAATATTCAATTTGATTACACAGATTGTAGTGGTTATAATGTTAATTGTGCATTAGACATTTTTGTTGATATTGCAAAATATCACGGTTGCGATAAGGATGTTTATCGTGTAACGCGGCTGTAATCATAATATCTCTAAAAATAATATAAAACGTATATTATTTTTAATAATAATTATGATATTAGAGAGATTTGGCATAAATCTGTCATAAGTCTGAAAATAAATTCTAAAAAAAATAGGATTTTTATCAACTAGTTGAAAACCT